GATACGACTGACTGCGATATCATTGATGTGGGTTGCTGTCAGCATCCTGTACACAAGTTCCTCGGAGCGTCTCCAGACGGTCTGATTATTCCAAGGTATGCAGATGCGGACCCGAGGCGCTACGGTCGTCTGGTTGAGTTTAAGTGTCCAATGAGCCGTCTTCGTAAAGACGAAATCCCGAGTTATTACATACACCAAATGCAGATGCAAATGGAGTGTACGGGGATTGACGAGTGTGAATACGTAGAATTTCGCTTTAAGCAGGTGAACTTTACGGTCTGGGATGCGAGCCAGGATAAGAAGGGAGTCTTTGCAGTGGATTCCGACGGTAAGGTCAACTACAAGGAAGATGACGTCGAGCTTCACCAATGGCAGAGCACCTTAACCGAGGACTATCAATATGTGTACTGGGTCCTGACGGATATCAAGAAAGACTTTGTTCCGAAGGACCCGAACTGGCTGTCCGATCACATTTCAGAACTGCGCGCATTTTGGGATGACGTGGAGCGCCATCGCGCGAACGGGACGAAGCCGGATCTACCGCCACCAAAGATCCCTACGCTTGACGTGTAAGGATTGTGAGTCCATTGTTGTGCGTATACTTTGCTTGGTAAACTGTTCGGAGATAGGATGCGTTCAGTATCCGGCTCATGCACGCAAGAGTCCGTTCAATGACATCTGCAGGTTGAGGAAGAAGTCTCACATGGTAGTGGTAGTGACCCATTGGAATCACATCGAGATCATTGTATACATCGTGTTGATGTCCAAGAGTAATGGGAACACCGATGCGCTCAAACGTATACCCAATATCCACATCATCGATGATGCCAAAGCTAAGGGCGAGATCACGAGCATCCACTAGCTTCTTGCAGACATCGTGAGTCATCACTATACCGGATCCAGAGATCCACGACATCTGTCCGCGAGCACCCCCGGGTATTCCGGCATATACGTTCGTAGTCGGAAGAGTCTGTAGATATGTAAGCAGTGAACCATAGTTCCAAATGGATGAAATGTTTGTGCGAATAACAAAGTTGTATGAATCACGTCCCAGAAAGTACTCAAATGCATCCAATGTCTTCTTGATGATTCCTTCATACGACTCGATACCGGGTATGCGAAGTGTATCGCCGTCCAGCGTGATCTCGGGGACATTGCAAGACTCAATAAAATAGCACGAGATGTGCGGAGACGAGTTCATGTAGTGTCTCCAGAAATCTCGCTGTGCATCGTAGAGTGGTGACGGATTGTAGATCACCAACATAAGAACCTTGGACACGTCCATTTATACCATCTAGTTGGTGGGAGTGAAAACCGCTTAGTCCATTCGTCGATTGTGAACTGACTGCCCATGCTAAGATTACATCGAGAGCAAATGGGGAGAAGATTGTTTACATCGGTTGCCCCGCCCCTCGACTCAGGGATGTTGTGCCCACATTGAAAATCAAACACGTTCATGGTATTCGTACACCACGAGACCTTGCACTTGTATTGAAACTTAGGTCCCACGTGAACTAACCATACCTGTTCGCGAAGCGCTCTTGGGATTTTTGTTTTCATTGGTTCTTCTCACAGACGGCTCTTAAACTGGTTGACCTGCCATGGCGTCTCCATTCCAAGAGCTTCACCTACATCATTGCTCTGCTTGAAGTGGTTTGTCTGCTGGGCGTACGAGGAATCCTCATGCGCCATTGCACGCTTCTGCTGACTGGTATCGGTCATCTTAGACTCCGGGGGACCACCGTAGAACTTATCTATTCCCGGAAGTACCTTCATCACAAAAGCAACAACTATAAGAGCAAGTACGAACCAGACCCACTGCTTCATTGTTCAAAGCTCCCGAAAAAAACGGATGCCTTTCTTAATAAGACAGGGTCATCACAATGGAGGAGACAGCACTTAAGACTCTCAGTACTATGTTTAAACGTCGCAACCTCGACACGGAGGTGCGGGAGGTGACGACTGACGAGAAGAAGATGGAGAAAGTCACTCTGTACACGATTGGGTCGATCCTGGTGTGTTTTAGTCAGAAGGAGAAGTTGCTTGCAAATGATATCGGATACATGCTAGCCTTCGCCGAGCAGAATGGATATACAAATGGTGTTGTGATTATTGCGAACAGTCCGCCCTCTGAGAATGTTCTGAGGTTTGTAAAGGCGCATGCAGATCAGCGACTTACATTCTTCCATATCTCACAGCTTCAGTTTGACATCACCACCCATCGCATGGCGATGCCGCATCGTATTCTGTCAGAGGAGGAGCGGACGGCGGTGTTCAATAAGTTCAAGATCTCAGAGCCGGAGAACCAGTTGCCGTGGCTAGATTCTCAGGATGCGATGGTCAAGTGGATCGGTGCAATCCCAGGTGATGTTGTAGAGGTCACTCGTCATTCAGATACGGCGGGGCGCAGTGCATACTATCGGTATGTGGTTGAGGATGTAAATGTCGCTCAGTAATAATGCAAGCTCTAGAAAGGGAATACGAAGAAAAAAAGAGAGTCTACGATACTCTTGTTGCTGCAAACAACCCCACCAACTCTGCTCGCATCACAACCCTTAACGGCGAAATGGCGGCACTGTTACAGGAGATGCTCAGTCAAGTAACGACAATGAGAGGAAATGCGGCCAGACTTGAGTCCTACCGAGATGCGCTTATCAGAAAGTTGGTCGGTGTTCAAAATGAGCGGACGATTCTACAACAGCAGAAGGATCAATATGCGGCTCTGCACAAGCTACAAACTCACGAACAGACTATCTTCAACTCAACCCTTTTTTGGTATGCAGCTGCGCTAGGGATTGTATTTGTGATCTTCTTTTTCATTCTAGTGCGAAAAGGTCAGAGCGCACCCACAATACCCACAATGACAACCAGCGCGACCACAATGCCAGCCTTTATGTAGAGTCCTGTATCATTGACAGTTGCAATCTGACGTTGGTATAGCTGATTCGATTGTGCCAGCTTGTTTTGTATTTCCGGTCCCTCCTTTTGAATCTCCCGTGATGTTTTGCTCAGTGTATCGATCTCTTGATTTTCGGTCTCATATTTACTTACGAATTTCCGTAAGTACTCATCGTTTGCAGCCGTTGTCCTTGATTCGCTTTCAAGGATAGTATTGATACTGGCTAGAGCAGATTCATATGCGGTTTTATCGGCGGTGTTCCCAGTCGCCTTGAAGGCAGCGTAGTGTGTCTTGTACGTGTTCAAGGCGCTTTGGAGAGGCACTGGAAGTTGAGTACTCATTATATTCCTGTTCCTAAAACAAAATGCCCACATCTCCCTTTGGTCAAGTCAATCCTCCCGTTCGTCGCGCAATGGTCGGTGATGCATCTGAGTTTACTCGGTTTGTCCGGATGTCGTCCACCCTGCTTCCCTACCAGGCTCAGAACCAGAGTGCTATCCCTAACCCCCTCGGATGGAGAGACATGCAAGCGTCTCGCGATGCCCGAGTGATTATGCCGATGCTCGGGGCATTCAAGAGTTTTGTTCCTAACCGTTAAACAATGAGCACCCCGGGGTATGAAACGATCAAAGGTCAGTACGCCGGCTATTCAGCCGTGTCGGATGCTGGCAATCGAATCAAGGCAGTAACCGATAGTATTCAGAATCCACGTCCTCCCGTTCAGCCCAACCCAATCAATGAACTGAAGCGTAAGATCTTGAAGCCCTTGGATATGTCAGTGATTCAGACAGTTCTGTTCACAATCTTGCTCGCGCTCGTTGAGTACTTGATGGTTCCATCGGAGTATGCATCGTATCTTGTTTTCTTGACGCTTTGCGTGGGCGCCTCAGCTGGAATCTATCTAAGCACTAGATAATGGGTTGCCCGATTGAGTTTGTAATGTCACAGGGTGCATGCGTGGTGAAGTGCCCCACACTGTATAAGCTTAAAGTCGTTGAGGGCGTGTCATCTTGTGTCGTTGAGAGTCCATCTGGAGAAAATATTGTAAAGTTTGGGCTTACATCTGTGGCTCCCCTGGGGGGAATGGGACCGACGGGGGCGATTCGTGGAACAAGCTACATAAATTGGAGTGACGATTTTAAGAACGCATACAATGACTTCACTCGAGATCATGCTCTTGCAAACTCGATCCTCGGAAGAACGACCGCACAGGACCAGTTGTTTACCGCTCTCCAAACCGCCGAGAATGCTCGGGACACGGCACCCGATGCATACCAAACGGCGCGTACCGCATACTACACGCTGGTCAACGGTTCAAACGCTCCAGCTTGGGTAGAACAAGAGAAGGCTCGGATCGCCAATGTCGAAGCACAACCGATTGTCAATGGATATGTTGCTCGGTACAATGACATTCAAGCAAAGAAGAACCAACAGCAGTCTACAATCGAGGTTGTGGATGGTGTTCGCGACAAGATCTTAACCGTAAAAGATGATCTTGTGTTCTCCGTCTCGACCTTCCAAAAACAGATCGATGATATCAAGAATCAGATCAACAAGAACAAGGTAAAACAATCTCAGACGATTGCCGCTACATCTTCATGGGTAGATACGTTCCTCAACTGGGTTATTGCCCTGGTAACACTTATTGCCATTGTTATTCTAGGTCGCCGATTCATGACGAAAAGTGGTCCCCCGCCTACGATTGAAGAAGTCGAGGCAAAGGCACGATTTATACGAGCCCAAGCAATGCTTAGAAATGCAAATACAAGGGGTCCGAGAGGTTGGCTGTATTGATGCGTTCACCCTCCTCAGATCGACTACGTGAACAACATAATGGAGGTGTCTGATCCTCGCACAGTTGCTGATTTTCAAAAGACTACATTCTGCGGACATCCACGCTCACACGTCGTGAAGGTTCTCCTTCAAAACGTGCAACTCGGTCACGCAGATTATGCCTGTTATTGGGCGTTGGAGCTACTTTGCTCTGGACTGGTCCATAGCTTGTGGGCAACGCTCTTTGATGCAGCCGCGCTCCATATCAACCGAGCGAACCCAAATGTGTTCATCTACCTGGCTGGAGCCTACGAGCGGTATGCACCGATCGAACAGGTCTTTACGGTTGGAACCATGACATCGATTCGTAACAATCCAGATGTACGATCAATCATCTGCGAAGTTGCGGCAACCTTGTCAAGCTGTCGCAAAAACAAGTTGCCATCGCTTCCAACAATCAAACCTGTCCATGATTTTGATCCACAGACCATCCAGGAACACCTCAAAGCTCCGTCACAACTGTTCGGGCGTCTCACTCTCCGCCCCGCCGATCCCCTTCCGGTGGCTGTTCCACTTAACGAGTTCGTATACAGCCTGCGAGCGGATGTTCGTGATGCCACGCGGGCCTTGTATTGGATGGCGTGGGTATTTGCGTATTGCCGGGAGCACAAAAAACAGACCAAGCAGCCTCTCGTTTTTGCCAATCGATTCGACGAGTTTGTCTCTGAGGCCCATGGGATCCATCCGGTCTGGATCTTTTGGGATGCCATTCGCAAGCAAGCTCAAGCCCCCGCGCGCCCTGTCATTGATGTTCTGTATAAGATGTACTGTCTGCGTTGGAGTCCATCCGATGCCAAGACGAAACAGCATCTCCTGATTGCAGCCTTGGTGATTGTCTGTGAAGGGACAACATTCGATGCAACTGTGGTATCCGGAAACACAATTGCTGTCTCAACCGTCTTACAGGGCATGCCCGGATGGATTGATGCGATTGTCCGTATGCAGAAGAGCTTCGTCTAAGTAAAAGTATCAAAGGTATTATAAATGGTAGACAATACTCCTGATGGTCCTCCTGTACCAATACAAGCGCTTCAAATAGGGTCTGTGTATTCACCCCTATCTGATCGTATTGATGACAATGGTAACCGTGGTATAGGATTTCTTTTTACTGTAAAAAAACGTTTATCAAAGCGCGCACTCCAGATTAGACCACTACACCTAGAAGACTTAGCGCCAGGGATAGGGATAGAACCATTGATAGCCAACAACTATCCGCCGGATACGATGTTTCAGAGGTACATGACTCCGGAGGAGAAGAAAGAAAAGGGTCGCAATGTCAGAAACGCTAGACTTGTCGGCATGTATAAAGGGTTACCGACTGGTGTTGAATCAAGCATTGCTCAGTTTGTTTCGGGTATACCAGCAGAAGGACCGGGTGGTAAGAATGCGGCCCAGCAAGCAGACCTTGTCAGAGAACAAGCGGGAGTACCCGGTGTGATGAGAGATCCGAACTATTACAAGCAGTTCTCGGGTAGGAGACGCACGCGCCAGAAAACAAGAAAACACACTCGCCGTCTAAAACGGA